TCAAAAGAATATTATGAAAGCAAGAAAACAGACATCAGAATTGATGTTGCAGTCAAAATTCAGAGCTTCTTATATGATGGGTCTAGACATGCATTGATTGATTCAAAGGTTTATAAAGTCGAGCGAACTTACATCAGCGGTCAGTTTATTGAGCTTTATTTTGTTGAAACAAAGATNAAAAAAGGTGATATTGATGGTCTCATTGGATGAATTAGCACTTGGAATTAGTGAGCTTGTCGAATCTTATGCAGAAGATGTCATCAAAGAAATGGAAAAAGTATAGACGAAACCGCAGATAAAGTATTAGCTTACATTCAATCAAAAGCACCGAAGAGTGGTCAAGCTATGGGTTTGCAGAATCGTTTGTTGCTATTCCTGAAGGTGAAGGNAGTCAATAANCGTATNGCCATTTATTCAAGCACCAAAGGAAGGTTAACTCATTTACTTGAGTTTGGATTTACACATCGTGGTGGTAAATTTGTGGGACCACGTCCATTCATGCGACCAGCTTTCGATGCATTTGCACCTGATATGGTTGAGAAAATCATATCTATTATTGAAAGAGGTGGATCCGCATGAGTTTTATAGAACAACTATTCCAGATACTTGATACTGTTTTACCAAATCGAGTATCTTATGGAACAAACATAGTCGATGCAAACGAATTCAATGTTTACCCATTTATTGTTTATCAAGAAATCAGTGATAGAGTTCAAACCTATGCAGATAACAAATCAGCAGTTCGTATCATCACCTATCAAATCACACTTGTCACAGAATCAAAAAACCCGATCATCGAAGAGCAACTAGAATCAGCTCTATATCAATCAGGGTTCAATTATCAAATGATTACTGAGTACGTCAATGACGATAACTCGGTTAATCGAGTCTATGAAATTAAACAGGAGGAAATAAAATATGAGTAATAAAGTTACATTCGGACTTACCAATGTTCACTATGCTCTCGCTACAATTGCAGTAGATGGTTCCTGGACTTTTGGAACACCAAAGCGTCTGGTTGGTGCTCAAGAAATCACTACTGAAATTATCGGTGGTAGTTCACAAGTCTATGCAGACGATAAGGTTATCGCAACCCTAGTCTCCAATTCAGGCTCAACCGTCACTCTCAAGTTTACAGAGATTGATGATGAATTTAAAAAGGATATCTTTGGATTCAAGACAGACACCAATGGCAATTTTGTCGAAGTGGTCAACAATGAAACCAAGACCTTCGCATTGGGTTATGAAATTCAAGGCGATGCTAAAGCTCGTCGTATTTGGTATTACCTATGTACAGCTACACCTTCAGGAGACGCAAGCAAATCAAAAGCTGACTCCATTGAAGCCAATTCAATCTCGCTTAATATCACCGCTCGTCCGATCGAGTCAGGTAATAATCTGATCCTTAGAGTTATCGCAAGTGTTGGAGATACGAACTATACGAACTTCCTATCGACATCGCCAGTCTTACCAACATTCATCTAAGGAGTAGCTGAACATGGAAAAAGTGATTAAACTAGGTGATAAGGAGTACAAACTCCACTCGTCACTATTTACAATCATCGATTATCGAAATGTATTTGGTTCTGAACTATTCAGCGATATCAAGAAACTTGAAAAGGGTAAGAACATCAAGGAAGAAGATTTCTCACTTGTGATCGATACGATCTTCCGGATCATCTACGTGCTTCATCGTCCTTTCAGTAAGACTTCTTACAATGATTTCTTGATGGCACTTGATTTTGGTATCTTAAGTGATACAGAAGAACTGGGTATCTTATCTCAAACTATCGGTGAAATGCTCGGCACTCTCCAAAAAGGCACCAAACCATCCCCTCAGTCAAAATGATGAGCCAGAGTTTGGTGCAACTTCAAACATTATTTTTAACTTGGCTCATCTAGGCATATCGATTGAGGACTCGAAGTATTTTGATTTAAAGACATATTTTGAGTTAGTGCAGCTTGAGATGAAAGTTATATCAGGAAAAGATTCTGGTAGACGAGCTTCTCAACTGGATATAGATGCTTTTTTGATATAAAAACACTATCCTATTGATAAATTTAGTCTAAAGATATAAAATAGACATAACAATATCGAAATCGATTTTTATGGAGGATAATATGGCTTTTTGCAGAAATTGTGGTGCTGAAGTTAATGATAATGCTTATGTTTGCACAAAATGTGGTTCTCTTGTTAATCCAAATACTAAGATTAGAGAGAAATTAGGTAAAGATTCAAGTTTAATGGAATTTCATCAAACTGAATCGTTTTGGCTACTTTTTATTGCAGGAATATTGGCAATTATTTCAGTCCTTTTCTTTAATCTTAGTGTTTATAACATTAATTTATTTATGGATTCTTACCCCATTTGGATTCATTTAGATTATACAATGTCAGTTATAGCCTTTATTGCGTCTTGTTTGGTTATGCTATTATGTATACTTTCATACGCATTATCATTTAAGTATGTTAAACTGAATGTTATTTCCAAGACCACAAACTTATTTCTATTATTAGCAATGATCGCAAGCATTGTGTATGCATTTGCGAAATTAATGATGATTTTTTAGGATAAAAAGATGCCCTACTGTAGAAGCTGTGGTCATGAAATTAATCAGAACGCCTTTGTTTGCATAAATTGTGGAGTTTTAGTTGAAGAAATCACCACACAAAAGAAAAGTCAAACTAGTGATGGTACCTCTTTGGGAATTATAGGGTTATGCTTTGCTCTATTTATCCCATTAGTAACATGGATAGTAAGTGGAATAGGGTTTTCACATTCCAGTCAGGCAGATAATAAAACAGGCAAAACACTGAACCTAATTGCTTTGATTCTTTCGGGTGTTGCTGCATTATTTTACTTTATTTTTTCACTGACATATTAAAGTTTTGCCACTATTTTTATAACATTATGCAAGTCGCAAAAGCGACTTCTTTTCTTTTTTGGAGGTGAGCAAAGATGGCTGAAACAGTCAAAGGGTTAAACATAAAGCTAAGTCTTGATGGCAAAGATTTAGAGAATGAACTCAAAGGAATTCAATCGGATCTTAAAGAGCAACAAAAGGATCTCAAAGCCATTAATACAAACCTCAAATACGACAGCTCTAATGTCGAACTTTGGAAACAAAAACAATCCAAGCTCAATGACATCCTTCAAACGACTAAAAAGAAGCTAGAAACACAAAATCAAGAGCTTGAGAAAGCAAAGCAAGCAGTAAAACTTGGACAGATGAGTGAAACTGAATTCAATAAACTCGCTCGAAATGTTGCCTATACTGAAGCTGAAGTCTCCAAACTTAACAAGGAGTTACAAAACACCAAAGGCAAAATTACAGAGCTATCGAATGCAAACTTTGAAAAGATAGGAAAATTGGGTTCAACCTTAACAAAGTCTGTCACAGTTCCTGTTCTTGGTGCTATATCAGCACTCAGTGTATTAGCAGTTAAGACCGCAGTTGCTGCTGATGAAATAGGTGATACAGCCGCTAAACTTGGCCTTAGTGCCGAGAGTTTACAAGAATGGAACTACGTTGCGAAGATCTCTGGAAGTTCGACAGAAAGCCTAAACAAGGCCTTTATCAAGGTCAATGGAATACTAGGAGATATCGCTACCGGTAACGGTGACAAGGTATCTGAAAGCCTAGCTCAAATTGGACTAACTGTTCAGGATCTCAAAGGTCTTAATGCTGATCAAGCTTTTAATCTAGTTCGGAATGCACTCTCTGGAGTTGAAGACGAAGCCTTAAGAGTTGGTATTGCAAATGAGTTATTTGGCGATAAGATTGGTACTGAAATACTACCGATGCTCTCACAAGAAGAAACAGCCATATACTCACTAAAGCAAGAAGTAAGAGAACTAGGCATTATAACGAATGAACAAGCCGCGATTGCTGGTGAATTCAATGATACTGTCGATCAAACAAAACAAGCACTCGGTAGTCTTGCTATGGACATTTCTGTTCAAGTACTGCCCATTATGCAAACCATGCTTCAAAAGGTTAGAGATGAAATCATTCCGACTTTGAAGAGTTGGATTGAAAAATGGAATAACTTAGATTCAGGTACTAAGCAGATTATCCTTACACTTGGTGCAGTGATTACCGCAGTAGGGCCAGTACTATCCATTATTGGTAAAGTTGGTCCGATACTAAATATCGTGTCAACCGCATTAAAAGCAGTAGGAACATCGGGCTTATTTGCAGGAGCAGGACTAAACTTTGCTACACTTGGCATTGGTGCACTGATTGCAATTATTGCGATGGCACTCTTTCAAAGTGAAGAATTTCGAGCATTACTATCACGATTAGGTGAGACGCTCATGCTTTTATTACCACCAATTATGACAATCGTAGATAGCTTAATGACAGCACTCACGCCTATTTTGGATGTTTTAATCGAACTTATCATCATGTTGGTCGATATGTTGGTACCTATTATTGACGTATTGCTCGTTCCACTGATGACACAAATTGGTTTTATCGCTGAGTTACTTGAGATGGTGGCTCCACTCATTGAGATTATTGGTAAAGTCTTACAAGCTATTTT